ATCAAGGACCTACGGTCATTCGTACGCAAGACTGTGACACGAGACCGCAGCATGTATCAGACTGATTCTCAGTTTGACAATGAGACCACGTTCATCAACCGACAACGGGACCAACTCAAGGACCAGTTTGGTTGGATGTGGGAACAAGAGGATGAAAGTCTTGTACGTGGTGAGTTTGGCAATCTCAAAATCACGGACACAGAGATTATTTTCCGTCCAAAAAACTACGCTCCCACGGAGATCTACGTAGCTGCCAAATGGTACTGCATGTGTACAGAAAACAAGTTCAACAATCGTGCGAGGTTTGAATGAACTACACCAAATGGTTTGTTAAGTACGCAGGCAAAGCCCGCACCACAGGACGTGGATCAACTGGACATGTCACGGTAAATGCTATGTCAGCAAACCATGCCATTACGTTGGCAATGGTAGAAATACCTAGAACTCTGTCTAAAGTACAGATAACTACTGTACAACAGCTTGAGTAACGACCGTGTCAATCAATGGTACACCAACCCAGGGACGTACATAGCGAAAGCTAAACAACGTGCACGCCTGGCACTCACAGATCCATCCATCAAACTAACCACCCTAGAACGGAGCTTTTACAATGTCTTCAAACAACAGCAACCTGACACCACGTGCACGCTATCGCGCACTCGCAATGATTAAACTCGGAGAATGGTGGGATGCACGTGAAGCTGCATTCAGGCTTGCAGTCAGAACTTGTACTTTAAATTTGGAAAAGTTTTTGGACGATGACATGAATTCAGAGGAAGCACTGTACGAAATGGCAGCAGCTATTAGGTTGCTTGATTCAATTGATGATGATTACTTAGAAATTAAAAGTGAAATCAATGGCATGGCAGATGATGATGGTTTCTACAAAGGTGAATTGTTTTTGACAAACAGGGCTGCTTGCCCAAACCACCGCAAGGTAACTATCTTGCCTGCTATCAAAGAGACTAAAAAACTCGCGCCAGTAAAAGATGAAACCTGATTACTTCACCGCAAATGGCCTGTGGATCGAGCGCAGGCGTAACCGTGAAGGTCCAGTGGTGACCTATACGATCTGGAAACCCAACACCAGTCGTATATTCACGGACACAAAGAAAGCTCTTAAGTTTATTGCTTGGCCTAAGGGTACACCCACTGGAGATGATCTACGTGATTGGTTTGCTTCATTTGCTGACAAGGACGCTAAGGCTAAACCTACAACTGTCAGCAAAGATCAGATTGCTGCTGAGGGTTTCGGTCCTGAGGCACATGAACCTAATGAAAACACTAAGATGATCACCTAATCCCAAGGACGCACCTAACATAGGAACGGAAGAGTTGTCAAGGCCCCTGCTGCGTCGGCGGGGGTCTTTTTTTGTGTCAAGCCCTACATTCTGAAGACAACCTGTAAAGCATAAAACCGACGAAATAAGTTTTGTAATGTGCCACTTCTACAACTGATTCGTGGCACCACGGTAGCTACTCATTATCTTGTAAGTGCGGACAGGGCATAGCTCAAACCGCCACGAACCTAGACAACTGAATATCTTCTTTTCACAATCACATGTAGGAACATGTCCACTTCAAACACGACTAACGATGGAAAAGCGAAAGCGCTGGATGAAGACTTTTTCATCCGTAATGCAATCCATTGTTGGTTGTATTACTTCGACGAAAAACACAAGTGGCACTCCATTTATAAGGATTTGGCAGAACGGGAGTCTTACATCGGACAACCCGCAAAGCCGAAACCACGACGGGCAAGACGAGCTACTCGGAAGCCGACTGAAGGGGTATGAAGTTTGTCTAAGTGACGAGATTATCTACATTCTCGCCGCCAATGCCGAGGAGGCCGCTTGGTATGCCTTGGAATTGTCCAATGAACTTGATTCTTACCTTATAGACGTACGGTTAATCGATGAGTAAGTATTTCCCAAATAAATGGCGTAAGTACAAGGAAACCCCGGCCAGTATGTTTCAATCCATTTCCTATGACGATGTCATGGAGTGGAAGGTCGCTGGCTGGGAGCTTCCCATGGACGTCGCTTGTGTCATCCGCGCTAGAAACCTTAAAAACAGCAAAGTCACTGAACATGTGTACAAACGCATGTCATACGCTGAGAACAAAATACGTCAATACATGACGTACAAAACGCACGAATTGATTGTCTGCGCTGAAGAAGCGTTGTACTACGTGCACCCAGAGCTTCTAATGGAGGATACCAATGATGATGACTGATTTGCAATTTGCAAGACTCATCATTGAACTGGATAAACATCCACACAAAGATGAAATTATTGAGTTGATGCACGAACAAATCGATGACATGAACTCAGTCAAGTATCTACCTGAAGATGCCGACACCATTTGAAATTGACCAACAGATTGCCCTTGAAAGAGAACAAATCCGACAAGGACTTGATCATCTGCATTCAAACACACGCAACCTTGAGGAAAAAAGTTATGCAAGTTCTTCAGTCTACGGGGTGGCTTCTATTAGGGACCTTATCCCTCATGTGGTGGGTCGTATTAGTGCAACTCGGTTGCGCATAACAAATGGTCGTGCTGGTGAAAACTTCAAAGAGATTCATGAGTATCTCAAAGATTTAGAACCTGAAGCTGCAGCAGCTATTGCTTGCAAAATCACGTTCGACAAAGTCTTTAGCACTAAACCAAAAGCAAACACCGTATCAGGCGTCACAGATGCCATCGGTAAAGCCATTGAAAACGAGTGCATGATGAGGTACTACGAGACCAACGTGCCAGGGTTACTCCACAGCCTTAAACAGAACTACTGGCACAAGTCTATTGGCACCGAGCAAAAGGTAGTTGTCATTCGGACACTGATGAATCGATGTGATGTTGATCACTGGCAGGCGTGGGGCCGTGCTAATCGCATTCGGTTAGGTGGTTGGTTGCTTGATTGCATTTGTCTGTCTTCCAATTGGTTTATGACAGACATGAAGCAAGAGGGTAAGAAACGACAAAACTATGTCGTCCCTACTCCTGAGTTTATAGCCATTAAAGACCAGGTCATGGCAACGGCTGAACTATTTAGTCCGATTGCTTGGCCCATGCTCATTGAACCAAATGATTGGTCTAATGAGACTCAAGGTGGCTACATTTTAAATGAGGTCATGAAGGGTTATGACATGGTTCGTCGGGGCAATCCCTCATGTATACAGGGGGAAACTCCAATAGCCTTTCTGAACAAAATTCAGAAGGTTGCATACACTCTTAACCCATTCGTAGTGGGCGTTGCTGAGACGCTCATGGCTAAGGGTAGAGCTGTTGGAAAGTTTATCCCTGTGGTTGACATACCACTGCCACCAAAGCCTGCAGACATTGCTGAGAACTACGACGCACGAAAGGACTACAGGCGACGTGCGGCAGAGGTAATGAACCTCAATGCACAAGCATTCCAGAAGTCTTGCAGGACTCGGATGACCATGAATGCTGTCAAGGTATTCAAGGACAAAGAAAAATTTTTCATTCCTTGGTCGTTTGATTATAGATCTAGGGTCTACCCAATCCCTGCGTTTTTGACTCCACAAGACACAGACTTCGGAAAGTCCCTTCTCAAATTCCATGTGTCAGCCTTTGTCACCCCAGAGTCTGAACGCTGGCTAGCCTTTCAGGTTGCCACAACATATGGTCTTGATAAGGACACAATGCACGACAGACAGGTCTGGGTTGATAACAACCACGATCTAATCAAACGTGTAGCCACAGATCCAATTGGCAACCTTCCTGAATGGGAAGCTGCTGATGAACCTTGGCAATTTCTCGCGAGCTGCGAGGAATACTACGCTTGTGTCATTAAATGTAACCGTCAGTTTACAAACTTGATGGTTGCCACAGATGCAACTTGCTCAGGTTTACAAATCTTAGCAGGACTTGCACGAGACAAATCAACTGCAAAGTTGGTCAATGTTGTCCCTGGTAACAAGCCAGAAGACGCATACAAAGCCATAGCTGAACAAGCAAAACCAGACGTTCCAGAAAGCATTCAGCCTTTTATGGATCGAAAGGTAACTAAGCGGACAGTTATGACAATTCCTTACAACGCCAAACCCTATTCCAATAGGTCATACATTCGTGATGCCCTGAAAGAAAAAGGTGTTCAAGTTGAAAAGGAAGACTTGACAGCTGTAGTAAAGGCTGTAAGAAATGCCATGGACAAGGTTTTTCCTGGTCCAATGCGAGTGATGGAGTGGATAGAAAAGGAAGTAGCTGCTGCCATTGATCGTGGCGAAACACAAATCCAATGGGTAACACCGTCTGGTTTTGTTGTGACGCAACGTCTTATGAAATACCAAACTCAGCGAATTGATCTCCAATTACTGGGTAGATGTCAAGTCAAAATTGCTACGGGTGACACCGACAAGGTTGACAAAGCACATCACAAAAACGCTACTAGTCCTAATCTAATACATTCACTTGATGCAAGTCTCTTGTGTCTATCTACACTCCGTTTCGACGCACCGATTTCCCTCATACACGACTCGGTTCTATGTCGTGCTACTGACATGGGTATTCTTTCAGCCATTGTTCGTGAAACATACATGCACCTGTTTGCGGAGCATGACTACCTCACGACATTTGCACAACACATCGGTGCAGAAACAAAACCTCCAATTATCGGTGACTTAGAACCGTCAACGGTAATTAATTCCACCTACTTTTTCTGTTAATGGCCCGCACCATTTTTAAAACTGAAGAGCCTGTCGTTCTCGAAGGCTATCAGGCTGTACTTAAACCCAGCAAGTTTGGCTACAGTCTCAACGCTATTGTTGGTGATGACGTGGTTGATCAGCTCGAAACTGATCGCCCTAGCAGCCTTGCATGGGCTGAGTCAAAACTAAAAAACCCTAAGCGTTCAACCCTCAAGCCTGAGCCTTGGGAAGAGGTTGCAAAAGGTAAGTACAAGATCAAGTTTTCTTGGAAGGACGAGACCAAACCTGTCATTGTTGACACGGAAGGAACTCCTGTCACTGATGAAAACGTTCCGGTTTACAGCGGAAGCAAAGTGAAGCTTGCTTTTTACCAAAAGCCGTACGTCCTGAAAGATGGCGTGACCTATGGAACCAGCCTTAAACTGGTTGGTGTACAGATTGTCTCGGTTTCATCTGAAGCTGGCACTGATGTCGGTGACATGGATGACACTGACGTGGCAGACCTGTTCGGTAAAACCAAAGGCTTTAAGCAAAGTGAACCTAACGTCATTGCTGACCAGCAAGGCGAAGCTGTGGAGGATGACTTCTGACAATGGCTTTCCGCTCCCGATTGGAGGAGAAAGTCGCTGACCTGTTGGTTGACCTTGACGTCAAGTACGAATACGAAACCGTCAAGGTTGACTACACCATTGCCCACATTTACAAACCAGACTTCATCTTGCCTAACGGCGTGCACTTGGAATGTAAAGGGTACTGGGATAGTAAAGACAGGCGCAAAGTCAAAGCAGTCAAGGAACAAAACCCTGACCTTGACCTTCGCATGGTCTTCCAAGCTCCTTACAACACAATATCTAAAAAATCTAAAACTACATACGCCCAATACTGTGAGCGATTAGGCATTTTATGGTGCTCTTTCACGAACATCCCGGTAGCGTGGCTCATGTAGAGAACGAGTTTATACGGCACCT